AGTTATCAAGGCTCCAATTTCCTGGATCTAATGTAACAGTGCTTGTAGTTCGTTCTGTTCCCCAAGTAGAATCTCCCCATAAATAAGTTCCCCAACCATAACCCGTTGTTTGAGTAGTGGGTCCTACTTCAACATAAGGATTAACAGTCGCTGCTCCTACGGCAGTCATACCCGATCCTCCTTCAGCTCTTACAGCTTGAACAGTAAATTTATCTATATCAGGTACAGTTAAAATTTCATAAACTTTTTCTAATTCTGCTGCCGTATAATCTGATGCACCTGTAACTGTTACGCCAGACAAAGTCACATATCTTCCTACAGCTAAACCATGTGATCCCTTATTAATTTGTAAAACATTTGAACCGTTAACTGTCGTTAATGTGCATCCAGTAATTGCTGTATCAAGTGGAGTAATATCAAAAAAATCATTGCCGTAATATAAAAATAAACCTTGAGAAGTACCAATAGCTGCATAACGTTCGCCTGCTAATGAAGTCCAAGTTAACTGTGCTCTAGCTGCGCCTGGTAATGTTTTAGATGCAGCAGTTAATTGTTCCCAGCCACCTATTTTTTCAGGCGCTGTATATCTAAAACGCACAAAATCTCCATCTACCCATTGTCCAGGGAGAGCTGAAGGCACGCTTTGTTTATTAAAACCAGCTGCAAAATTTACTTTTTTTAAGGCCATAATCGTGTTATATAATAGTTTTACAAAGAATGAAAGTAACAATATTTTAATATGATTCAGAAAATAAGTACAGATTTTTCTTCAAATACACATAAACGTATTCTTAAAGCTCTTATTGAAAATAACAATTGGGGATTTGGTTATGATCACGAGTTAAATTTAAATCCTGAAAATTTTGATGCTGGATTTACCCTATCCTCTTTACAGTCTCATGACTCTCCATTAAAAATATATGCTTACTTTTTGTTTGATATAATTCAAAAACATACTCCAATTAAAATAAAAAATATTACACGAATAAATTGGAATTGGTATAATAAAAATAGTATCACTGATTTTCACAGAGACAGCAGAGAAGACAATTATTATTCTATTTTATATAATTTGCACAATAACGATGGTGGAACAGAATTCAATGTAAACAATAATATTGAATTTTATCCTTCTATTGAAGGTGAAGCTTTATTTTTTCCCAGTAAAATATTACATAGAGGTATAGCACCTAAAAAAACAGCTAATAGATTTTCTTTAAATATAATGGGTAGTTTACAGTGAATAAATTAAATAAAAACAAATCTATCTTTTATCCTATAGTTTTCGATCCATTTTTTAAACAAAATTCTTTTTACAAATATAAAATAAAAGTTACACAAGAAGAAATAAATCAAATAATAATCATAATTAAAAACAAAAAATTTAAAAAAGATCTTCAATCTAATACTTATATTAATAACTTAAATATATTAAATTTTCCTTTATTAAAAAATATAAAGACACAAATAATAAAAATATTAGATGAATACAATCTATATTTAACTAACAATTGGGCTCAATTTTATAACAAAAATGATAGTCATCCTATTCACACACATGATAATTCTTTTCTCTCTGGTATTCTTTATTTAACAAACAAAGGTTCTCCTACAATATTTTATGATAGATCATTTTGTCCATACGAAAATGAGGTAGAAAAAAATATTTTAATACTTTTTCCCTCTTGGATACCGCATGAAGTAAAGCCTTTAAAAAACAATGAAGAAAGATTAGTAATATCATTTAACACTAATATTAAATTATGAACCATTTAGACGCAATTGTAGAAATTAAAAATATAGTTTCACCTGAATTTATTTCTAAAATTACTCCTTTCATAAAACATAAAGCAAAAAAAAAATTAACTATAAGAGGAGAACGGATAGTAAAAGATGTAAGAAATGTAAAAGGTTATCATTTAAATTTTGATACACCTACTAATCTATTTTATTGGAATTACATTAAATTAGAAATACAGAGACTTTATGCTTTTTATAAAGCAAAGTTTCCCCAAATGTCTAGTGAAAAAATTAATCAAATTGATTTATTAAAATACTCTACAGGAGGTCAATATAAGGTTCATACCGATCATTTTACTACAGCACCTAGACATTTAAGTATTATAATTAATTTAAATGATGATTATGAAGGAGGAGATTTAGTGTTTACTGATCAAAAAGGAGAAATAATAAAAATATTTAAGTTGGGCAAAGGTTCTATTATATTTTTTCCAAGTAATTTTATGTATCCTCATAGCATTAAACCTATCACGAAAGGAACTAGATATAGTATAGTATCATGGCTGCAGTAGATTACAGATTAATAAAAAATTTTCTTACAAAAGAGGAGTTATTAATAATACAAAAGTATTGTTTTAACAAATTAGACGCAAATAAAGATTATATTTTAAGTAAAGAAATTTTTTCTCCTGCATGGTATCGTGATCCGTTAATGACTTCTTTATTAGATAATAAATTACCTTTAGTAGAAAAAGCATGTGGTTTAAAATTATTTCCTACCTATGCTTATTGGAGGTATTATGTATTTGGTGGCACTTTAGCACGTCATCAAGATAGACCTTCTTGTGAAATATCAATAACTACTTGTGTCAAAAAATATGATAATTGGCCTATAGAGATTGAAGGCACATATTTTGAATTAGAAGAAGGTGATGGTGTATTATATGCAGGTTGTGATCAACGGCACAGTAGACCAGGGGTTTACAAAGGTGAAGGAATGGCTCAAATTTTTTTTCATTATGTAGACCAAAATGGTCCTTATACAGATCACGCTTATGATAAAAAAATGTTGAATATGTGATATAATTATTGTAAATATGTATTGGAATGAAAGAAAAAACAGTCAACATAACTAACTTTATTGGTTTATATGATAATTACATTACAAAAGAAGAATGTAATAAAGCTATTAAATTATTTGAAGATCAAAATAAATTTAATAATACAATTAATAGAATAGGTTTTGAAAAAGCATCTATTTTACAAAAACAAGATCAACAATATTTTGCAGCACCTAATAATATTGATGTTTGGTGGGAACAGTTAAAACCAATGATGGTTAATTTTGATTTAGCTTGGAATCATTATGTTAAAAATGTTGGCGCGAGTGATGCTTATGGAGTTCCTTTTCATTTTACAGATATGAAAATACAAAAAACTTTACCCACAGAAGGTTATCATATTTGGCACATAGAACACGGAAAAGGGTATGATAATGAAGCTAGAGCTTTTGTTTTTACTATATATTTAAACGATGTAGAAGAGGGTGGAGAAACAGAATTTTTACATTTTTCAAAAAGAGTTAAACCTAAAACAGGAAGAATAGTTATTTGGCCTGCGGGTTTTCCATATCTACACAGAGGAAATCCACCTTTATCTGGTGAAAAATATATTTTAACTTCTTGGATGATGTTAAGGTAATGATTAACAATACTGAAGTATTGGTTACTAATCTGTTTCCTAATTTAGTAGCAACAAAAAGTTTAAACTTATCTAATTTTAAAGTAAAAGGAAAAAACTTTAAAAAAACCTTTGAATCAAATATAAAAACAACTTTAAATGGATTTACGTTATTTGATAAAGATTCTATTAACTATTTAAATTTAGAGTTAACAAGTATATTACGTCATTTATTAAAACCTTACTACCAAACTTTTGTCTTTAATGTTAATAGTATTTGGTTAAACAAATATAATAAAAAAGATTATCAAGGATCGCATATTCATCCAACTGATTTTTCATTTATAATATATTATAAGGTAGATAAATCATACACTGTATTTAATTCACCAGTTAAAGGTTTATTAGAAGGTATTGAAAATAATATTTTTTTAAGAGATTATGAGCCTTGTTTAAAACAAGGAGATATAATAGTGTTTCCTTCATATTTAGAACATTGGGTAAAACCTAATTCTAATAATATTACAATTGCTGGAAATATTAAAGTTAGTGAAATAAAAAATAATTTTAAGAAGAATAAGAAGTAGGTCTTGGGCCTTTTTCAGATTCATCGCTACTATCGTTATCCCAATCAGATTGTAATTTAGCTAAATGCGCTGCATCCCATCTAGTAATAAATTGTGACATCTCAATACCTTCGTCAGCCAAAGAACAATGTGGTGTTCCATCTCTATGCTCCACTTCATCTGAAGAATTAGAAGTGCCTGATTGAATAGCCCAGATATTTTGAAAAGCAGTGGTTGCCCAAAAAGCATCATTATCAATTTTATAACCCGTACCGGCTTCAGCACCATTATTTTTAATAATCATTTTGTCTTCGAATACTACTGTCCATTGTGAGTTTGTTGCCATATTTTCTCCTATGTCTTAATAATATAAATAATTGTTAAATAAGGTTGTAAAACTGAAGTAGCATCACCAGAAAAAGTTGCACTCATGTTATGTGAGTGACCTGAACCAGAACCAGCGGTTTGGGTTGGTATACTTAATCTTTGGTTAGGTCCGCCAGTAAAAGCTGCAGCTTGCAGTACATCGCCACCAAAACCTGGTCCTACAGGGTTTTGATTTCTTCCTAGTATAGTGTGAGTGTGAGAAGCAAGTTGTGCTTCTGATAAAGTTGCATTCGCTGTAGAACCACCAACGTTTCCAGTTGAAGTAACTGTGTTTGCTCCACCAGTTGAAGCTAAAGCTTTGTTATTAGATTTTCC